TCACCAGACACAAATGAGCGCGTTCAACGTAAACCCTATCAAGGCAGCAAAAAAACTGAACGCCATGAAGGTATCCAGGTCATCGCGACTGGACTTACTGAAGCACCAGCACCCGGCAGCAAAAGGTATCAGTGCTAGGGTGAAGCTGAAACTGAACGCTTTCAACGCCACTACCATCATTATCAGTGCAAACAGTATCCACATGGTCAGGGGCCTCAACAGTTAAGGCTCCAGATTACCACTATCAATGAGGCTCATCCAGGGCCGTCATTTCCCCTTATTCCCAGTTCGCCTTGTTCCTAGTCACCGCCTGGTACACCAAGTCATTCCTACGGGCCATCAGCTCATCAATGCGCCGGCGCTTCTCTTCCGCGGCCAGGGTGCGGTCACGCTGGATCAGCTCAATTTTGTTGCGCACCACACGTACCTGCTGCTGAGTTCGACTCAGACTGAGACGCGACTTCAAGATCCCGCCCTGCCCATCCAGCAGCTCGTTGGCTTTTTCGGTCAGCCCCTCGCTACGGTACTGGTTAACGGTGCGCTTGAGCTGGTTCACCTCGTTGAGCATCCGGTAAAACTCTTCCATGCGCTGGGTGGACTTGGCCGGGCCGGTGCCGCGGTATACGGCTTTCACCAGCGGGATTTCGTCTGCCCGCCAGCTTGCCGACTCGCCGGGTCTGGCTGCCCGGATCAGACCATCAGCAACAGCCATCACATAACTACCCATGGTGCCGGTATAGCCAATCACCAAATGCTCAAGCTGTTTGGGTGAGAAGCCTGACAGCTCACCAAGCTCGCGCATCAGTAAGCTGGTTTGCTCGTTGTAGCGAGCCTCTGCCTTGACGGCCAGATCCTGCGGGCTGTCGATTGGGCCGCCACGGAAGGTGTCATAGTTGAAAGCCGCCTCTACCATTGGCTTGACGATCTGCGGCGTGGGGTTAAGGGCAAAGGTATCGCCGATCGCCCGCGCAACCGCCTTGCCGAACTGTGCGCCGGTATCCTTGTCTCCCAGGGCGCGCACCATGCGCTCAGGGATGGTGCCGAACAGCACGCCAATCTCGAACGGTTTGGGGATCCGCCAATGATGCTCACCAAGCCAAAAGTGCCAGTTGGCGTCCTTGTCCCAGTCCGGCAGCTCTTCATATCGCTCATCGTCCCAGTTATGGGCTAGTAGGGCCAGACTTGCAGCCGTGATCATGCCTGCACGCTTGGCGATGGCTCTCGGGTTGTCTCGCAGCTCGCGGGTCAGCTTACCAAGCCCCTGCACCCTGGCGTTGAAGAACGGCAGCACCTGCACCATGACCTGCATGGTGCGTGAGGCGCCAAGCATGGAGAAGTCCATCAAGTCCTTCGACTCGAATGCCGCCTGGGCGTGACTCTTACCCGACTTGATGGCGGCGTCATAGACCGCCTCACGGTTAGCATTCTCCAGAGCCTCGCCATAGCGGTTGTACTTCTCCCACACATTCGCGATCACGCCCTTGGCTTGAGCTGCGTTGCGGATGATGCTCTTTTCGTAGCGAGCAATCTGCTCCGGCGTCATCCCTTTTCTGCGCAGTGATTTGCGCACGGTGTCTGCCATCGCCGCCGGGTCGTTGCCGTTGACATACCCACCCAGGAAGCTGGCACCGCTGAACATCACATCAATGGTGCTGCCCTCCATGGCCAGCGTCTTTTTCACCCCCTTGATGGAGTCGATCACTGGCTTGAAACCATCCTTGCTGATCGCCCAGCTCGAGAGCGAATCACGCAGGAAGTTACGCAGCATAAATTCCGGTGAAGCGGTCACCCCGGCCGTCAGCAGCCGCTTGGCTTTGGATGCCATATTGACCATTGAACCGAATGGCTGGCGGTCAAAGAAAGTCATGGCCCGGTAAAGGTCGGGATCCTCCACTCGGATCATGTAGTCCTCACCTTCCAGCTTGACGGTGATCAGGTCCTTGCCGTTCTTGAGTGCCCTCCAGTCCATCATGTTTGGCTTGGCGACCACCTCAATGATGCCTGTGTCGGCCAGGTTCCAGACAGTCTTCTGGGCTGCCATGTTCTTCATGGAGGCGTCGATCAGCTTGGAAGTGGAGGTGAAGATGTTTTCGAGCAAATCGGTGGTGTTGGCCTCACCCCCCTTGAGCTTCTTGATGCCGGCATTTTGGTTGGCAATTCCCTTCGGCTTGAAGGGGGCGATCACGTCACCATCATCGGATTCACGGAAGAACGGGATGTACCACTCGCTCTCAAACTCGGCCCGCGCCTCCTTGGTGAACAGGCCTGCCTCCTGCGCCAGATCCAGCGTAGCGGCGTTAAGTCGATTCCAGCGGGCTTTGGCCTCCATGAACTTGGCCTCCTTGCCCTTGCCAAGCCCTTTCAACGCAGCGATGTCTTGCTCACTCAACAGGTTCTCACGCCCCTGCTCCATCAGCAGCTCAGCCCGGTGACCCGCCATCCAGCCCAACCAGTTGTGCAGGTCGGCCCCCAGATCGGAGAAAATGCCCAGCAGCGCGTCCTTTTCGCCGGTCCCCCCCTTGCGCTGGATCACTCCATCTTTCCACTCTGGCAGACCGTAGAGCATGGTCGCTTGCATGGTGGAGGCAGCTCCCGTCGCCATCCGTGCCGCCACATAGCCAGAATCAGCAGCATCAGTAATACCGGCAGCCTCCTCTGCGTACTTGATGGGGGCCAGTGCATCGAGCACTTCGGTGTTGGTCTTTTTGATAAAGCGGTCCACCCATGACTCCACCACGCTGCGATCTACTTTGCGCAACTTGTCCAAGTTGGTTTTGGTCTTGTCGATGATGTCTGGTTTGGGGCCAAGATTGAGTTTTTCCATGGCCTTGTCTGCGGTGGTGGCCACCTGGCTCATCTTGACACCGCCTTTGTTGGTCGGCGCCTGAACATCCTCCTGGCTGAACTTCTTGCCAGCATCAGGGCTAATATCATCTGGACTAGCGCGCTGCAGCTTCTTACCCAGCCCCTCGATCAGGGTGCGCGTCTCTGCGGCGGTGATGCCATCAGACACAAAGCCGACTGCACGCAGCGCCCGGGTGATCCAGGCCACGACCCGATCCCAGCCACGACCCCAGGCCCCTTGTTCCAATTCAGCCAGATGAGCCACTACTTCCTCAGCCTGGGTGCCGATGTCCTCATCTGCATAATGGGTGTTTACCCAGTCCCACACCGGTTTCATGCTGGGGTCCTTTTGCGACTGAATGAGTCGACTGATCAGCTTGGTGTACTCACCATCGCCCAACACATTGGCCAACCCATAGTGTGCCAGCACTTCATGACGCAGGATCTCGCGCATCCGCTTGGGATTGGCCATGGTATCGGCGGCCACATGCAGGGTGCCAGCATCGTCATCGAACACGGCGCGGCGGATCAGCCCCTCCTTATGGGCTAGTCCCAACTCCTTCTCCAGATCCGCCTGGGTGGCGTGGATCTGCACATCAATGCCACTGGCCCCCTGGTAGTGCTTGAACCACTCCTTGGTAACCAGCTCAGCCTCTTTACGGGTCAGGTGTTTGGCTGGCCTCTCGCCCTGCGACATGGCCTGCTTTGAGAAGCGGATCGACTTCGTAGCACTGCCAGAAGGCTGGGAAGCAATCGGAGACTTCATATCCCCCTCCTTCACCCAGCGTTTGAACTCTTCCATCGGCATCATCTTGATGGCACCCAATCCTTCCCAGCCCTCCTCGTAGTTGGCAAGGTAGCCATCCCGGGCGGCCTGCTCGTCGGCAAAACCCATCATCACCTTATGTTCATCAAACTTACCGGTTTTAGGGTCAACCTGATCGATCACATAGACAGTTTCGCTATCTGTCTGATCACCGATAAATACGTCTATATGATCACCATCCGCCCCCTCGGTGCGCTTGATGTAGCCGTAATCGTGAACCATGGTGGATTGCCATACTTTGCCATCCTGATCTGTGCCCAAGCGGGTAGAGCCTTTGGGATTTTCTAAGGCAGTGTCGAAGCCATGTAACTTGAGGTGCCCTTTCTTGTAATTTCCTGCCTCCTTCTGAGCTCTGGTTGGCTCTGTGTTTACCTCTGTTCTGGCTGCCTCCACCTGCGCCACTTGCTCAGAAATAACGACTCCGGCATCAGTAGCCGGAGCGGTCAGTGTCGGGTCATTCTGGTGTCCATCAGGTATAGATGTAGCAGGAGCGTGCTCTGCAGGATTTCCGGGTCCAACTCGGTCGGCGAGTCCGGCAACGGCTGGTCCAGCACCTGCAGTAATCGGTTCGCCTGGGCCAGGCTGATTACCTTGTCGCTCACTGCCGATTGCAGATACTGGGGTAACTGGCTCATGGCTCACCTCTACTTGCGGTTGGTTGGCGGAAATCAACTCGCGGTATCCGGTATCAATAGCTGGCGCGAGTTGTTGGGCGCTGAGCTGCGTGGTTGCAGCAGCTTGCGTCTGCTCCACTTCGGCGATCTCGGCCACGCCAAAGCCGCCTCCATTGAGTTGCACCGGCATCTCCTTGTCCTTGCGACTGGCCATGGCCGCCTCTTTCTCACTTGCAAACGGCTTGCCCTTGCGGGTGATTCGTAAGGTCTGAAGTGGGCCAATAATTGCTTCCAACGGCGAAGCAGAGACAACCGGTGTAGATGGTTGTTCTACAGCAGTCTCCTCTGAGGGCCCCTTGGTGGCGGCCGGCACAGCTTGATCTATGCCAGGCTCAGCAGTGGCCTGCTGCTGTTCAATAATCTGTGGTTCAACAATCATTTCTCCCTGCTGCGTCATGGCCTGCGATAGCAACTCATCCACAGTTGGAGCGGAAGGACCGGCAAGTGCTTCCTGCACCTCACTACTTTCTGCCATCCCCTTGAAGCGATCTGCTGTATCGTCCTGACGCAGATAAGCTGGCACATCGCGTAACTCATCGAACTGGCTGGCGCTTGGACCAAGCGGGGATTGATCTGTCGCTGTAGGTACTTCTGGCTCGGGAGTAGCCTGTGGCTCAACTTGCTCGTCAGGTGCGGGATCCTGTGTGGTAGGTTCAGCATCTCGAGTCGGGTCATCTTTAGTCTCCACTTCACCGCGTTTACCGCGCAGTCCACCGATACCGCCCGTGGCGCCACCGACCCCCATGCCGATCAGTCCGCCCTCTATGGCAGAGGAAACAACCCCTTTCATGGGGTCGATATTGGCGCCTGCGACCTCATTGAGTGCTTCATTCACGCTGTACTGCTGGGACCCCTCTTCAAGTGCCTCACTGACCCCTTCACCAGCAGCCCCTTTACCCATCCCTTTGAGCACGCCGCCACCGGCGCCTTTACCGGCCAGCATCTTGAACAACATGGTGTCTCCCATCAGGGTACCAACGGCAGCCGCTCCCCAAGTCTTGGCATCCCCCATGGTGGCCTGGCTCGCAACATTGGCGGTTTCTTCGCGTGCCAGTTGCAGCTTCTCGCTATCAGAGAGATGTGCGGTCTGTTGATCGGCATCGATGCGTAAGAAGGTATCCCGGAAGGTCGTGCTGTTTCGCAACTCATCGAAGCTCATTCCCAGCACAGCATCCCTGGCATTCACACCCGCGGCGCCAACCGAACCGGTGACCCCTGTCGCCGTCGCTGCGCCAGTGGCCAACCGAGACATCGTCTTGGCCGCAACCGCTTCCGCCACCTCCTGCGCGGCCCCTCGCTTGATCATTGTGGTGGTCACCATCCGGCCGATCGTTGCCTTGGCAGCCAGCCCGGAGATCCCACCACTCGCCAGAGTGGGGAGAAGCGACCCCACACCTTGCGCCATTTTCATTGCCCAGACATCAATATCCCCAGCACCATCCCCCAGGATGATAGAGCCCGAGGGTGATTCACTGACCAAACTTCGGCTCATCGCCTCCTTAGCATCAGCACTCATCCCTTCCTTGAGACTGTCCGCTCCGGACTGGGCCAATTCACCAGCTCCGGCCACCACATCCAACGCCGGTGCCAACTTCTTGGCCAGGTTAGCGCGGGCATTCTCCAGGTAGTCCCCCTGGTCCTTACCGCCGTTCTGTCGGCCATAGTTGCCTGCCTGGCGCGCCAGCTCACCGATACCCCCCACCAATTCAAGTCCGCCGGCACCGACAGCACGCGCAACGTCGCTGAGGCCAACATCCAGATTGCGCGGCGCCGGGTCGGGGGTTGCTAAACCGGCATCCAGGTTGTTCCAGAACTCATCCATGCGAGTGTCACTTTGCTGCGCCGCCGGCAGCATGGTTGCGGTCTTATCCATGGCGTCCTCGTGAATGAAAAAAGAAAAGCCCCGACCGGCGAACCAGTCAGGGCTTGGAGATGGCTGTCAGGGCAAAAAGCACACTGAGCGATGATGGGGAGATGCTAACGCTGGAGGAGCCAGCAGGCAAGGTCTAGCGGGTGGACATAGCCTGATAGGCAGCAAGGCCATCGGGGGTTTTGGTGAGATTAGGTGCTGTCTTGAAGTGGTCAACGAGCGCATTGAGCGCAGCCTTCTCGGCAGCCCTGGGATCCTGCTGGGGTACCGTGACTGGAGTCGGTCCCTCTCGCAAGGCATTGGCCGTCTGCTCGTCCTGTCGCAGTTGAACCCAACGGCTGTAAACCTGGTCCAGCATAGCCGGGTCAGCATGCTCGGCAATGTGCTTCCCATTCGCACCAGCCTCCTGCACAAACTCGCGGCGAAGGGCATCATTGCCAACCCATTGCGTTAATCCAGAGGGAGATGATTCAGCCCCAACACTGACCGCCGGGGCCTCTAGGCCGAACACATCACGCAACCCCAACGCCTGTTTCTGAGCTGCATCTCGCTCTGCTGCGATTGCACTCTCCTTCTCTTCCTGATTCAACATGCTGTCACGGCGGATCTGGCCAATCGCCTTCTCGGTGTCTGCCTGCAGTTTTACAACGGCCTGACGATAACCCTTCACATCCGCCCCGGGCGTCAACCCCAGGCTAGTCCGGATGTTGTTGGCATTGGCCACCATTTCACGGGAGAGTGCCGCACGCTTGTAGCCAGTACCGATGAAATCAGCAATGGGGATAACCTTGGGCTCATCATCTCCCTTAGCTGTGCGGTTGTTAGTCACCGGACGCAAGGCGGTTGAGCCATCGTCATAGGTAACCTTCACCCCCAGCACCACCCCGGCCCCGTCCTGGGTCACCATAATGCTGGCCAGCTCCTTATTCTTGATGCTTTTGCCGGTGGCGGGATCCACATCGCCGATGCCAGTCTTGACCTCTTCCTGGTACAACGTCCCCGCAGCGTTGAGAAAATCAGCATTATTGATGCGGTTTACACCCTCCTCACTGTTCCAGTCCAACGTTCCTGCTTCGGCATCACGCATCAACCCCGTCGTGTAGTTCACAAAGGCCCTACCAGCGCTGGCATATTCACTGTTCATATAGCGCTCGGGATTGTACTGGCCTGCTCGTGGGTCACTCACTACCTGCCGAAATAGGTCACCCGGATCTTTTCCCTCTGCGATGCTTTGCCACCCCTGCTGGATCAGCGGCAAGTGCTCCTGCTGGTAAGCCTGTTTCTCCCTCTGCTCTTTGAGCCGCTGATGTTCCTCTTCGGCTCGGTAATCAGCACGCGCGGCCCGGGCATTGGCAGCCTTGGTGCTAGCAATGGAAGCTCGTATTTGCTCCTCATACAGACCATCGCGCCGCGCCTGACGTTCATCATGTTTGCTGTCTCGTTCGCGGGCATACGCGGTTTCATCGAGATACCGCTCATCGTCCTTTCGCTGACGTTCCAGATTGTTCTGCCACATCGCGTCCCGCAACCCTTGCGCTTTCTCCGCTCGCTCGTCGGCTTTTTGCCCCCGTTGATAGTTATTCATTGCATTAAAGCCGGCAAGAAAACCATCAGCCAACCCCATTACTGCCATCATCCCCCCTTAAAACAAGCTGGCCAACGCACCAATACCGGCACCAATGGCAGTGCCGATCCCAGGCATGACCATGGTTCCCACCGCAGCACCGGTGCCAATGTTGGTCATAGTCTGTACCTTGTGTTGCGACTTAAGGCTCTTGTTCATCGCCTCACGCTGTTCGTCCAGACTGGCTGATTCCTGCAGCCCCTGCAGTGCCTGGCGCCGTGTCTGGGCACTGATATCAATCAACCCATAACCCATTACGTACCTCTTCCAGTCTTAATAGCATCACGTAGCCCGGCATCTGCACCGGTCAAGATCCCCATCTGCCGCTCTTTTTCCTGCTCTCGTAGGCCGTTTTCAGTACCTGCCGTCATCAACGCCATACGCAGACCTTGGCTGTTGTCCTGTGGGTTCGTCGAAGTGGTTACCCCCATGCGGGCATTCCGATTGGCTGTTGCCTGCTGCGCGGTACGCAGCGCATTCACATTGTTCCCCTCAACCCTGCCCAACTGCTCACGTAGCAATTGGCCACTCGTCGCCAGCCCCATCAACTCTTTCTGCTTTGGGTAAAAACGGGTCAGCCAATCCTGATACTGCTCACGCGTGATCTTTGCAAAGGTGTCTGATGCCCACCCCATCGGTTACCCCCTTAATATCCCTTGCCCTGCAGCACGCTGGTGGTCGGGCTGATTTTCTTGCTAGCCGTTTTAGTCGCATCACTCATTCCATAAGCGGTAGCAGCGCCCCCCAAAGCACCAACCAGCCCCATCACAGCTTGCTTGTTATTGAACTTATTCTGGGCATCCACTGCTGCCTTATTGAGGCTGGTACTAGCCAGGCTGTTGTAGCCTGCTAACGCCTCGGCCTTCTGGCCCTGCCCCATGGAAACCACGTCTTTGAGCCCAGCGACATACCGATCTTGTTGGCTGGACTGCGCCCGACTCGTGGTATCGGTCTGGCTCAACGCCTGGTCTGCCTCAAGCTCTTTCATCGCCTCTTGATACTTGCCACTGCTTGGATCCACGCCGGCGGCGGCCATCCCATCTGCCAACCCTTGCCGCGCCTCGCCAAAGCTCTGAGCGGTACCCAGTGCGGCCGTACCGGCCAACTTGTCGAACTCCCCTTCACGATTGAGATCGTCCACCTTGTTCATGAAGAGGTCCTCATACGGCTTGAGCTCACTTTGGTAGAGCTGCCACTGCTGCATGGCAACCTCTGCCAACGCTTTCTGGGCCGCCGTCTCCTCTACTTTGCCCGAGCCCCCCTTCCCCATATTTCACCTCACAGGTCTATCTGAAATACCAACAAGCCGTCAGCGTCATCGGGCTGACGTTTCCACCCCATTTTAGGTGCCACTCGCAGCCACCCTTTGCGGGCAGAGTGAAAGCGCAACCAACGCGCACCTATCAGGCGCGCCAAGCGCTTCACCTCTGGTAGATGCCGCTCTGGTGCTCCACCTTCACCCCAACCAATCCACACCAACACACCGGCAACGCCCAGCTCGACTACCGGCTTTAGAACAAAGCCGTCCGAACCACGCACAAACAAAAACGCCACCCTGTTACGGATGGCATCTTGCAGTTCTGCTGGCAAGTTCGGGTTGCCTGCGTCAGCGGCAATTCTGGCAATAGCTACGCTGGCCGCACTGGCCATACAACCTCCGGAAATGCGGGTTGATTGGTGATATCTCTCAGCGCTTGTCGGTAGCAAAACCAGCCCGCCAATTGCTGATCTGTCATGCGTTCCCGATTGCTTGGCAGTTCCACCCAATCACTCTGACTGAGCAGCACATCCCTTTGAGCCCTTACCCTTGCAGATGAAACCTCGACATCTACAACCCACCCGTTAACTCCGGCCTGAATATAATGCTCACCTGGCGAGGCCCCTGCATCGCATACCACGCCAGCGTTATTCAGGTAGTGCCTTCCAATAGTGAAGTCACCAGGCACCATCACGCCAAACGTAATTTCAGGGGTGGCTCCTTCCGGGATATCTCCGACCGCCTTGAGTCGCCCATCCTTTAAGTCGAATACGCCGAACTTCATCGCTTAACCCCGATTACCATCATGGACACATGGCGTAAGTCATAGCTACCATCTGGCCAATTGTTGCCAGCCTTGACCTCTATGCTGTATGAGCCAGGCCCTACAGTGAAAGACGTGGTGAAAACACCTGACGAGCTACCGCCATTACCAACTGTAACAGCCTGATATTTAGAAAACACAAGTACCCCGCTCGAGTTGTACACTTCAAAATTCAAGCCAAGGTTTGTATAACCATTGCCCTGCGCCAGTCCGGTATAAACAACCATACACTTGGCTGGCTCATTGAACATCACGTTATTTATTCTGCAACCAACCCCTGATGGCTGGGTGTTAGCTGGAACGTTAATGGCAACGGAAACCTCGTAAAATAACGGGACGGTAACGGCCTCCCCGCGAATATTGAGCGTATCAACGAACACACCTGATGCTTTCAGGCGGTTGGTGTAAATGGTGCCGTCAGCATAAATGACGGTGTTCCACCCTTTCCCCCATGCTTGATATGGCCCACCCAGCCCAAAGGCCGCGTTACCATCGGAAATAATTGCATTCCCCATATCGAGCACACCACCAGTAATCAGGGGCGCACTGATGCTGACACCGGCCTTGATGTAGTCGGCGGTGATCTTCTCGGAGTTCAGGATCTGGATCGTTGCCTTTCTGATTAGCGCCTCTTGAATGACCGCCTTACCCTGATCGATGGCAAACATTGGAGCGGTACTGCCATGTGGGTTGTTTGGGTCATAAACAAAAACCTGGCTGGCGGCGAGAAATACCTGGCTAGTGCCGTCTGATTTAGCCACCAAGCCGATGCCGGCCTTAATCTGACCCGCATTAGCTTTAACTGCCCACATGCTGCCAACGCCACTTTCCAGGCTGGCTGCGGTTTCCTTTACGCCCTCATAATCCTGCTTTAGCCACACGTCAAAATGACTAAGCTTTATTTGCCCGTCCAGCTCATTGATGATGTCCTGAATATCTTTGCTGGTTTCAGCATAAATCCCGGAAGCGCTTTGATATGGGCCTTCCTTAGCGTTCTTGTTGACAAACCTGACCCAGTAATACGCCTTGAACCCCTTGCCTACCGAATCGGAATAAACATTGGCCAGCGTGGTACCAACTCGCACGGCTGTTGAAACGTTGTTCTTGCTGGATCGCCATATTTCAGCAAAGGCGTGCCCCTTGTAAGACGGGGGATCCCATGTAAGCGTGACGGTATGAAAGGCACCATCAGCGGTGACATTCACCGGGGCCGTAGGCGTCTGAACCCCAGACCATTCAGGGTCAGTGTTCTTTTCTGGCGGGAGCTCAGGAACAATCTCACCCCTGCCGTTTCGACGAAGGTTAACAATGCCAATGGCAGCAGCCTCGCGCAGAGTCAGGGCCTTATCCATCCGATCGCCTTTCTGGCCAGTCAGGATCTGCATGTTTTCAATCAGCCCCTGCTGGGTGCTGCAGGCACGAAACGTGGCCTTACTCATTGCAACGACACCTCTGCCATGCTGCCGCCAAGAGTGATGCGCCCCACCACGCAGCGGCCCTCCACCTCAATCTGCCAGCGCTCACCACGCAGTGGTGGTAAACGAAATCCGGTTGATGGAACCTGCCCAATCGGCAGCCTGAACACCTCCTCACCATCCACCCTCAGCGCAATCCCTACCTGGGTGGTATCGTCAGCTGTCACCTTGGCGCAACTGATGCGTTGCCATCTTGGTAGGACAAACAGTTTTGACCGCCATTGCATCGTCAGCGCCTTGCTTCCCCCGCGCCACTTAAAGAGCGCAGTCCCTTTGGCGATCATCAGCGCATCCATCTGCATATCCGGAACGGCAGCATCCCATCGCCCTGACAGCCAACGAAAATCACCAGATTTGGGGTCAAATACAAAGCCGTGGCTATCAGTCAGCGCGACATACTTGCCTTCGCTGTACCAAGCCCTCATGGTCTCTGGCCGCAACGTCTGCCACTGTTCACGCGTGATCAGGCTTTCGGTAACCAGATGGCCACCATCTGCCCCCACGCCAACCAGACCATCCGGGGAGGCATATAGCACCAACCCATCGAGAGCCACCATGGAACGAGCGCTCACGCACGCCTGCTGCACTGACGAGAGCTTTTGCCCGGTAATGGATAAGGGGGACGCACCTTGAAACAGATAGGGATACCCATTGGTCCCCACCACCAGGGCGGTATCGATGGCAGCAATAGCCACAATGTCATGCTCTGTGGTCAACTTGTACTTTTCTGGCCACGCATAGGGCAGGTATGGCTCGGAGAACAGCACGGTATTGCCGACGAACCCTGCGCATATTCCGTTCGCCATCTGACAAATGCCCCGCATCTGGTCTGGCGGCATGGAGTAACCATACGTCTCAAGCACTGGGCCGAGCTCACCATCCTTCTTGCTATCGCTATACACCGCTGTCGAAATCGGTAAGTCGGCAACCAACAGGTAATCGGCTAGCCCCGCCCCAGACACTGACCGGTAAAGACGTCGGCGTGTCACATTGCTGTTGTTGGTTGGTGGTGGCGAGAGGGACACCGATACTGTGGACCCCGGGATGGTAATGGTTGCTTTGGCACTGGCGGGACCAGGAGCCCCCTCCTCACCCAGACCAGTCACATAGGTTTCGACATAAAACCGGGTTTCGTCATCGGTAGGGTCGTCATCCTGGCCGCCAGAGGGCGGGGTGATTGACTGCACCCCTGGCGGGGTTGTCGGCGCGGGTACGCCAAGGCGGTACCAGGCAGTTGGCTTGTTGCTGCCGCCAGTGGCGATCGCGTCATATGTCAGCTTCGGATAAGCGCCATCCGTGAAATAGACTCGATTGTATTGATCTTGTGCAATTGGTGAGCGCATGACCTCAACCAACCCGTTCCAGGCAAACCAGAACTCGCCGTGGTAATGGAAGATGGTTTGGGGTGTAAAAGGGAATTGAACGCCTGCGTCGAGATCGTCGCACAGCGGGGTAATAATCCCACGCTCGAATGTGCAATCCTGCGCCAGCGCGGCAGCATCATCTGGCAATAGTTGTCCAGCCACGCGCGGTATCATACCCCGCATGGTCACAATATCGATAAGTGGCATCAGACTCTCCACCCAACGGAAACAAAAAAGCCCCGCTCGTGAGAGCAGGGCTATGATGGAAATATCCTAACGCTGAGACGCTACCAAGTAAATGCCAACACCTCTTCAGTGCTGGCAAGCGTTGCGACAACCAGCTCAGCGGCATTGCTGGCCTGCCGGATCTGTTCTCGCAGAGCAAGCACATCGGCAACAGTCTCAAATCCTGTGGATTCGACCCCATAGATCCAGACACTTTTTCCCGCTTAGGGTTGTGATACCCGACTGCGCAGAAATTCCCGAGGTGAACGGTATCCCAAGGCGCTGTGCGGGTGGTGTTCGTTATAATGCTCAAACGCGATGGCCAAGTTGCCTACCGCTGTTCGGCTATCTGGTTTCGGCATCATCTCGATATAGTCTCGCTTCATCGTCTTGACGAAGCTCTCCGCTATACCGTTGCTCTGTGGGCTCCTCACCGCAGTCGTTCTGGGCTCCAACCCGATTTCTCGTGCAAACGCACGGGTCTCATGGGCGCGATACGCCGAGCCATTATCAGTCAGCCACTCCACCGGTGATGCCGGCAACGCATCCCCGAAGCGTCGTTCGACAGACCTCAGCATGACATCTTGCACCGTGTCACTGTCGTAACCCCCGGTACTGGCCGCCCAGTCCAACGCCTCCCTATCGCAGCAGTCCATGGCGAACGTGACTCGTAGTTTTTCACCGTTATCGCAGCGAAACTCGAAGCCATCTGAGCACCAACGTCGATTGCTCTCTTTGACGGCAACACGCCCCTTATGTGCCTGCTGGGCCAATGGTGCAGTCGGTTTTCTTTCCAGCAGCAGGCCATGATCGCGCATGACGCGATATACCCGTTTGGCGTTTACCACAGGCTGTCGTGTTGCCTCTGACTGACGCCGTAACAGCGCCCAGACTCGGCGATACCCATAGGAGGGAAGCTCAGCCATCGCCTCCATGATCCGGCCAAGTAAGGCAGCATCATCATGCTGGCGATGATGACGACCATCTTGCCAACCTGGTTTTCGATGAACACAAACGGATAGCTGCGCACGCGATACATTAAGGGCCTGGCTCACAGCACTTAATCGTCGCCCCCCGGCAACAAGGGCGCATGCGCAATCCATTTTTTTGCTTGACCATACTCCACGGCTTCTTTGAGGATCTCGTTCTCCATGGTCTTCTTCCCGAGCAGACGCTGGAGCTCTCGGATCTGCTTGATGGCAGCAGCCAACTCGGAGGCTGGAACAACATCCTCACCGGCGGTGATCGCCGTGAGAGACCCTTCCTGGAATTGCTTACGCCATTTGAAAAGCTGGTTGGCGTTGACGTCGTGCAAGCGAGCGACATGAGAGACGGTCATTCCGGGCTCAAAGGTCTGCTGCACGATGGCGATCTTTTCCTGCGGAGTCCGGCGTCGACGGCGCTCAGCCCCTGTTAACACTTCGACCATCTTCTCGTTGCGACTAGTACTGAACATAGTTCCAAGACTACCTCTTAAGTTAAGAGGGGCGAAGTGTCTGGCTCTTCAAGGGGCCAATCTACATAGCTTCATGGCATCCATCCCCGTTCACTGCCCTCGTTGCAACTCTGACCACGTATATCGCCATGGCAAGACCCCTTCCGGCCATGTTCGCTATCGTTGCCCCGTCTGTCCGCACGTGTTTCAGCTCACCTACACCTATGAAGCCCGCAAGCCTGGCGTCAAAGACAAGATTGTTGATATGGCGTTCAACGGCTCAGGTGTTCGTGATACTGCTCGCGTCCTCAAGATTGGCATCAACACCGTCATACGTGCCCTAAAAAACTCACCCCAAGGCAAGTAACCTCCGAAAAGGTGGTGCTCGATGACGTGGCGCTTATCTGTGAACTTGATGAGCAGTGGGCCTATGTCGGCAATAAACAGCATCGACATTGGCTTTGGTATGCCTTTGATACCAAGAGAAAACGAGTCGTGGCATATACCTTTGGCCCACGCAACGATGAGACATGCCGTCGGTTGCTGAGCCTGCTTTCTCCGTTCCAGATAGGCTTTATCACCAGTGATGATTGGGGAGGCTATGCCAGAGAGGTGCCGAACGAGATGCATCTGACCGGGAAGATATTCACCCAGCGTATCGAGCGTAACAACCTGACGCTCAGAACGCGCATCAAGCGATTGGCTCGCAAGACCATCTGCTTCTCTCGTTCCGTTGAGCTCCACGAGAAAGTGATTGGTGCCTTTATCGAAAGGCACCACTTCAACTGATTGGAGTCATTACCGCCACAAAAACGCCATTGGCGAAGCAGATGCCAGTACATGCGGCGCCGATGCCGCAGGTCGCCCAGGTTTTTCCGTCATCTTCGGAAACTTTCACCTTGGCCGCATTGGAATAGACAATGACAAAAATGCCGTTGCCATACGCAATGCCGCTGGCAGCCCAAGCATCAGATACACCTACCTTAGCCCACACGGCACCAACCGCACTTTGAGGCGCATCTGACGGAAAATCAGGATACGATGACCGTGGCACCGCTACACCAGAGCGTAAGAATACACGCTCACCCACAGTTATCACTGGTTCCTCGGATGGCAAGTGAGTCATCATTCCAACTTCCACCAAAGCCATATTTTTAGATTGGTCAGAGACGGCTTTACCAACCGCTTTTACTTCGGAAAGAATGACCGGCTCTAGTGCGCTCATACGCCCTCCTCTGTGGTGGTGTAGCCGGTCAGCATGCCAGCCTGATAGGTGTATGTTGTAGTTCTCACGAGCGTCCCAAGCGTTTCCACCGCTTTAGTCAGTAGACCTTCGGTGTAGCTGTAGGCCGTCACCCTGGCGCCGATAGGCAGTTGCTCGGTCATCTGGGTCAGCACCCCGTTCGTATAAACAAACGAAGCAAATCCTGCTGGCTGCAATGCCGCAACAGAGCCACTTGCTGCGGCCCCTATCTCCTCAGGGCTCGGCAACCAGGTATCCGGCCTGGCGCCAACTTGAGCAGCTGTAGGTATCCAATCAGCAGGGCGTGCCCCCACATCTGCAGCAGTTGGGATCCATGAATCAGGCCGGGCACCGATGCTGGCTGGCGTCACACCACCTATCGCCCCGCTGATCGCTTGCGTAAGCTGACTGTTAGACGGCACATCGAGGTGAGTCCGCGCAGCCTCTTTGTTCGGCATGTCCCCCAGGTTCTGATCTTTCAGCAAGGCACCGCCCGTAGCCTGATCAACCAGCTCTTCTGCTCGCTGGGCAGCTGACTCTGAGCGCGCGGCATATTCACTACTGGCTTGCTCGCTAAGGGCGGCCTTATCGGCATGTGATTTAGCCAAGGCGATCTGCTTGGCACCCTCGGTCGCAATACTATCCAACTGGCCTGCTGCGGCCTGCTGGATCCGCTGCTCGGTGGCAATGGCGCGATCTGCCTGCACCTTTGCCTTGGCTGCCTCATCGCCAGCAAGCGCCGCGCTGCTGCCGGCCGCCGTGCTGTGCTGCTCTGAAAGTACAGCGCTTTGTCCGGCGGCGGCTGCCGATGCAACCGCGGATTCCTCTTTCTGGCTGGCTACGCCCGCCGATAACGCCGCGTCGGAAGAGGCTTGTTCGCTGCCACTCTTCGCTACCTCGGCTCGATGGGCATCAGCAGCCGCCGCCGTAGCGTGTTGTTCACTGGTGGCTTGATATTCACCAGCCACCCTCGCAGCCTCAACAGCACCTTCTTTTGCTGATGTAGCCTCTCCTGCCGAGATAGAAGCCAGTCCGGCAGCCTCTGCTGCAGCCGCGCGATCCACGGCAGCCAGCTTAGCGCTGTGTTGAGCTAACTCGGCGCTCAGGCCAGCCAACTTTTGGAGCTCATCAGCACGCTTGGCGGATACGGCGGCTTGCTGCTTGGCCAATTGGGCTGCATCCCTGGCCTCAATGGCGGCATCCAGCATCGGCGGCGTGAGGTCGATCCCCCCATCAACCAGGATGGCGTTCAACGGCCCGGGTGGGGTGCTGGAGGAAACCTTGCCAATCCCCAGATAGTCCATGTCGCCACAGCGATCATTCTGGGCATATACATCGTAGGTACCAGGGGCAAGCTCAAAGTCATAGGCGCCTACCGCGTTGCACTTGATAGCAACGGTAGAACCATAGAGAGACTCCATCTGACTCTTGATTGCCCGCAGCTCTATCAATGCACCAGGTACGCTAACCCCGATCGGGTCGGTCATGATGCCAAAAATGCGGATCATGGTTACCCCTGATTGGTTTGAAACTTGTCGCCACGCACGGCTATAACTGCCCTATCCATCTGTAACTTGATCCCCAGGTACTGGGCGAACGCTTGCAGATGTAACTGCCCCCTGGCTGAGTTGGCGGTATCGTCAGAGTCACGCAGATAGGCACGGTAGATGATCCAGTCCATGCACGGGGTGAGGAAGGTGTCATCCACCTGCAGAGCGACACCAGACTCCACCTGAGCCACGTCAACTGGCGCAGGCAATGCGCTCAGCACCAGATCCACTTTGACACCAGCGGCCACCCCCGGGTACAGCCAGAAGGTGCGCGGGTTGGTTGGCTCATGAAGATAGGCTTCTGCCGCCGCAGCCCCGGTGCCAGTCATCCACTCCGGATCAAGGTCATCCAGCTCACCACGCTTGAAGAAGCGGATCTTGCGTCCACCGGTATTGCGCTCCACCTCGATAAGTTTTACTGCGCCGGCTGGCATAACTTGGCGGGTGCCAGCCACACAGCTGAACTCCTGTGTTTGAGCGAATACATCAGGACGGTAGTTGGCGATCGCCGCTATAGCGCTGTTGTAGTAGCTCACTAAATCAGCTGCAGACCAGCTCACCCTGGTTTTATCAGTGAGTTCGATTGACACCCGCTCTAGCAGGGCTTTGATGGTTGACATGTGGATCTCACCTAAAAGAAATGACGGCGGCGTACCGGATTCACGATCTGGGCATTCGGCGTCTGCTCAGCGCGAAAGCGGTGCGCATCCCGCACTGCCTCGTTGAACCGCATCTGATTAAGCTGCGCCAGCTCGGGGCTTGCCCACGGCTTGCCTGGCTGGAGCTGCAAAATGGCGGCTGCACCGTCCGCCATCGCCTCGGCGTAATTCTCAACCAGCGCGGCGGGGATCAGCTTGGCTGTCGGTAACGGCTCAATGGCGCCAATGATGCAGACGTTCTGAAGCGCCACCAGAAAACGCACAGACTCGGCTGACTGGACGTGATAATGAGTACCAGGCTGCAGCGGCACGCCTTGTGAGGTGATGCGGTGAATGACTGAGCCGGTTACCTGCGGCTCTCGCACATCCTGGCGGGCCTGTCGATTGACACAGCTTGCCTTGGCAAAGCTCACTGTCTGCCCCTCAAGTACCTCATCAAACTGGCGCTCAAGGTGGATCAGGGCGCTACGCTTGCAGAAGTCGATGGCTGCACGAATGATGGCCTGCAGGATAATACTGTCGAGCGGGCCAGAAACCCGCTGGCGAACCAGCGGGATCAACGCGTCGGGACTGACCAGCCGGCTGTCCAGCACCGGTACCATTACTCGCCATCCTGCTGAGCACGTAAGGCGTCACGGACACGCAACCTGAACTCGTCTACCCGTTCACCCGGACCTTGTTTGATGCGCAGGTTGTGCTTCTCAACCAGCGTGGCCAGTTGTGCAGAGGTCATCTTGGCCAGGTCAAGGCCGAGGTGCGCGACCACCATGCTCTGTTCAGCAGCAAGACGGGCGGCCTCTTCCTCAGCACGGCGAGCCTCTTCGGCTGCCGCCGCCTCAAGCTCGGCTTGGTGGACTAACACCGCCTCCAGCTCGTCGGCCTTACGCCACACGGTCGGGAACGCCAGCAGCTGCATGGCAATGTGGGTTTCTACATCCACCGGCTCATGCCGCGGGAATACCAGGCGGGAGCCGGTAACGGTGTCTTTCTTGATCGGCTTGTCACCGATATACACGATTGCGATCTTGTCGCTCACGACATTATCTCCAGTCAGGGAATAGAAAAGCCCGGCACAGGGCCGGGCTCGTTGAGGACAGCAACCTTAAAGGTTGCCAACCATCTCGTAGTGCAGCTTGAGCTTGACAGTGCCGGTGGCAGCACCACCGCCCACCGTGAGGCTGATCTCCTGCCCCTCCTGGGTCATCAGGTCATCCACCGGGATGTAGCTGTTCACTGCCGCTGCAGTGCCCTGGGCGTTGATGATGGTGGTCTCCCCCACCTTCACCGTGAGCGTGGTGCTGGCACCGAGTGCCGAGCTGATCAGCGTGACCCCCACCACCTTGATGTTCGGCTCCGCCGGGTCACCGAACACCACCACATCGCCAGCCGGCACGGCAGCCAGTTTTGCCACGAGGGTTGGAGAGATGGAGAGATTGCCAAAGGCACCGATAAACCAACGGCGGCCCGTCGCGTTCAACATTTTTTTGGCCATGGAATGGTCCTCTTATCAGATGGATATCGGCCCCCAGCGTGAAGGCCTATCCAAATTAACGGGTGATCGGACTAATCGCGGTGTCGAGCGCCATACAGCCGTGGTCTTGTACGTTGCCGTTCTTCTGCTCAAAGCGGATCTTCTGCAAACCGGAGATCCAACCAACAGAGATCTCGGTGCTGTTACCATGGTCAGTCTTCTCTTCATGCATGTTAAAGGCGCCGCCCTCTTCGCCAGAGCCAAAGGCATTGGCAAGCGCCTGGCCACCCAGCAAGACCGCTCGGTCGATCGTGGTCCCCGCCGTTTTGGCCACCTCAACACCCGATACCGAGTTAGCCGCGCACACCTTCACGGTACTGCCCTGGTTGAAGCGGATCGGCATTCCCTTGTACTGCTTGACCAGGATATTGCGCCACATCGCGCTCTCACCACGAAATACAGGGTGGCTCCACCCCTTACTGCGCTCCAAGACAGCCGCCAACATGGCCTGCCAATCCTTGCCAGAAGAGCTGGTGTAGAAGTCATGCCATTGACGCGGAGAGACATAGAGCAGGTACAGGGGTTCACCTCCCGAGGGATCTGATGCAAGCCGAATGGGCTGGATCGGATGGGCCATTTCGGCCAAGAAGAGCGCCATGTTGTCCACACATCCCAGGTTGAAGCGATCAGCCGCGTCGATCGCCTCGAAGGACGTCGCGTCGCCGCCGAAGAAGTGCCGCTCATAGGTGGGCGCAGTGATCGGGTTGATCATGATCTCGGCAAACTCATTGTCATCGGCCAGCGGCAGAATGATGTCGTCGGCCATGTAATCACCACGTGCTCCTGCCAATTGCACCATGGCTCGCTGGTCAGTCAGGCGGCCATAGTAGCCATCGGCCAACAGCGTACGAGCGACCTGCCGCAAATTGTGTTTGGTGCGCTTTTGGCTCATCTTGCCGCCAGCATCAACGCCATGACGAGACTGGTTGATCTTGAGGCTGAAGTCCGCCTTAGACAGGCTATCCAAGCGACCAGCAATCTTCTTATCCCCCATGGTCGGACGACCAGAAAGTTGATGGAAGATCTGCATGTCGACTTCATCACCCGCGTTCTTGGTCAGGTCTGTGACGCGAACCACAGGAGCACCGTGGCTGGTCTGCTTGCCGCCATTGATTTTGACCCCTTTAGGGGCCTCTTCGGTCAACATGTTGACCAGAGAATGAGCACGATTGGCCTCTGTGAAGAGGGCAACCTGCAGGATTTTGTTGGCTTGTGCCGAGGTGACTTGGGTCATGATCCTCTCCTACAAAACAAAAACCCCGGCACGGGGCCGGGGTAGAAATGGGGTTTGGCTGGATTACAGATCGTGCTCTGCGAGCAGGGCTTCGATCTGGGCAGCGGACATGGTAGACATCTCAGCCATCAGCTGCTCTTGGCTCATGCCACCGTACTTCTCGAGTTTGCTCTCGTGTTGCACGGACTGGCCGAGGTCTGACGGGCTTTGCGGAATATGGTCTCGCACCTCAACCGGCTTCTGAGGGGCCGGCTTCTCAGCGGGCGGCACTTGCTGCTCGACCGGGTCACCAAAGGCGGCCTTGGTGCGCTTGGCCACTTCCACAAAGCGCGCCGTCAGGGGTTTATCTTTCCACGCGGGATCTGCCTTGAGGCGTTCATCGACACTGACGGCAAAAGTGGCACGATCCTGGTCTTTCTCCATCCACGATGCGAGTTCAGGTACCGCCTGCAGTGCAGCCTGCACATCGTTCGGGACGGAGGGGGCTTGCGACTGAACAGGTTGCTGGCGCGCCGACTGTGCCAACGTGTTGAGGCGATGGGCAATGCCAGTTAGCACCTTCCCAATCTCGGGATAGTCCTGGGCCAGTTGCTCAATCTCCTCGATGTTAAGCGCATCCGGATCAGCATCGGGGTCGATGCCGTGCTTATCCAACACCTGCTGCAACTTCTCCCGCTCAGCAGCCACTGCTTTGAGTTGGGCGTTTTCGGCGGCCAGAGCCTGCCGTTGCGCCCGCTCGGCTTCCAGTACGTCATACGGGATATGATGCTTGCCATCTTTAGACAGGATGACCTTCTCAGGCTCCTCATCCGAGCCATCGGCCTGACCATCCTCATCGGTGGTGTTGCTCCCCTCCTCCTTGGCCGCAGACGGCGCGGTAGATACGTCCTTTTCCTCGGATTGGGTGGCGGCGTCACCCTGCGGCTGAAGCGTGGTATCACTCCCCTCCTCCAGCGTGTTCAGCGCAGCCTCTAGCTCTTCCAATGATTCGGTACCAGTCAGGTTGTCGATGTCGATACTCATGGTTGTCCTCGTGGATTTGTCAGTGGGTGGTATCGCTGCCCAAGCGGGGGAAGGCTCTCTTGGAAAGCCTTCTCCGGCTGGAACGGGAATAAAAAAACCCGGCACGATGGCCGGGTCTGAAAATGAAAACGCCCAATCTGGACAGACTGGGCGATGATGGGAAAATGCTAACGCTGGTTGCTCAAGAATGCAACAGCCTCAAAGCGCAATAGCATCTATCTGCTCCTGAATAGTCTGTTCAAGCTGAGCCCGCAGAGCGGCTCGCTCGGCGGTCAGTTGCTCTCCTTCCCGTTGCATCAACTCCATCTCCTGCAGGATTTTCCCTGTGTTGGCCTGCTTGAGGGCATCATCGAAGCGAGCAGAGTCGATGAGTCTTTGCACCCGCTGAGCGTCTGCCTGCCACTTGGCAGCCTTACCTTCGAGTTCGGTCACCTTGGCTTGCATCTCACGCATCGCCAGCGCCTGCTGGGCTTGTTGCAGCTGCGCCTGTTGCTGGGCGGCCTGCTGCTCTTCCGGTGTCATCTGGTCGGCCGGCTTGGCGATCCCCAGGGCATTGCGCACCCGCTCGGCAAACTCGTGCTTGTTGGGCACGTCCATGAGTTCGACCAGCATATCAAAGCAAGCGGCTTGGGCCTGGGGTGGCAGTCGGGTCATGACCTCCATCATGCGTTCAGCAAGCTGCTGCTTGTAGGCCGGGGTCTGCTGGATGGGGGCAAGCGCAACATGGGCACGCAGACGAGTCACATCGTTGGTCAGTCCCTCTCCCTCGGGCACATTGAGTACCACAGCTTTACGGCGCCCCTTGTCCTCCCGATTGATGACGACCTTCAAGTTCCGTTGCTTGGCCAGCGCTTCTAGCAAATAACCTAGCGCCAATTGCCCCACCTGTTGGCGAGCAAATCGGTAGTTGTCGTTGATCTCGGAGAGTGTGGTCGCCCCCTGCTCCACGAGGTTTGCAATGGCTACCCCCGACTGGCCTGTCTCCCCCTGTCCCAAATACGCCGCATAGACCCCCATGGTGTCCTGGATCAACTTCACGCTGTCCTGCATTACCTGGAACTGCTGGGCCGCAACCTGGAAATCTTGCTCAACCTTGAACACGTCAGAGATAGATTGTTTATTTCGGCGCTCGGGATTGAGCTCAATCAGGCCGTCAGCACGTTCAACCTCCTCCAGAACCTGAACTCGGCTCATGTTGGTGGCATCCTTGTCCATGATGACCCGCTTGGCCTGCAGCAACCAGGTGAGCTTGATGCGGCGCAGGTTCACCTCGTCTTGGGCAGGGATCGCACGGGCGATCAGGCCGTAGGGCTCACGGCTACGATCCTTTCGGAATCCCCAGAAAGGCACAAGGGGGTACATGTTGTGCGGGGCGCTGCAGGGGCGATCGACCAAGGCATGGGGGCCGGCGAACCAAGCCTCACGAATGGTTGCCACTGGTCGATGTTCTACCACTGCGCGACCTAACGCGACGGCGGCCATGTGCAGTTCGTTGTGCTCATCAAACTCGATGGCTCGGCCAGACTCAAGCAGCAATACGCGACTGGTGGTGTAGGTACGGTAGTAGACGACTTGCAGCAGCAAGCGCTTCCGGTCGGCGCTACACCACTCCATCTGACGGGCATCAAACTGCTGCCACTCGTCGAACGCACTTTGGGTATTGGCATCCATCCCCTCAATCGCGGTCAAGCTCACGACCCCGTGCCAGGTCTCGCCAACACTGCAGCGCAGTATCTCGGCCTTACCAGGAAACATGACGCACGCTTCATCAAGGTCTAACCAGCGGCGGCGCATCAACCAGCGGCAGTCTGAAAGGTCCGGCTCTCGGTGATGCCAATCCCAATACACCTCATCCCGATGAATGAAACTAAACCGAAAACGCGGACCAAACGGGTCAGCGTTGCGGCGCACCTCTACCCAACCAATCCCTGTTTTAATCTGGCTGGCGTAGGCTTCACCACAAGCGCGGTCACAACCGCCGAGTCGAGCCATGTCGGCGAACTCCGCATTCACGGCCTCCGCCAGGAGCTCGTACTCTTCCTCAATGTCATCGGCAACCACCATCAAGTCAGTGCGGGTCTTGGCTTCCATCCCCAATACCCCGTCGATGGTTGGGGCAATCAGGTTGTGAATCGTGTTCGGCTGACCACGCTCCTTGAGAACCTTCTTCACACTTGCCAGCAATTGGTCGTTGTCGTAATAGGCGCAACACAGGTTCGCGAAGGAACGCCAGTCAGGCTGCTGCTGAATATCGCTCATCAGGTCTAGCAGGCGTGCAGTATCGAGACGCCCCTTTGTGGGCGCCTTGGTCAGGGTGTCGTTCATCAGTGGGCCATCCAGTGCTTTTGTTGGCGGGGAGTGTTGTCGCGGACGATGCGCGCCGGCATACGAGCCCGCATCTCTTGGGAAATCATGTAGCTCATCAGCTGGTCATCAAAGCAGCCATCTTGGGCGTTCATCCGGCCCTTCTTGTCATAGACATAGCTGGACGCCTCGTGGACGGTACCTATCCAGCGGATCCCGGACTGTCCGGCACGCAGCAAGGTCTTGAGCCCATCCACGACAATGGGCTTGCTCTGGGCCGTAGTCAGCCAACCCAGGCGGTCTGTCTCGTCGTCGCTCTCCCGGTCGATGTACTCCTGGCAGTAGATGCGACGAGTGGGATAGATGTCGCGCAGGCGTAGCAGGAAGGCGTGGCCGTGGTTGTTGCGCTCAGGGCCGACGAAGGCAGGGCCATACTCCTCGGAGCCATACCAGCGCCCCACATGAGCAACCAGCTGCGCCAGTAGGCCCGGGGCCAGATGCCCGAACCAGTGCGCCACCTGCTCACCGCTACTGCGCTTCACCACATCAAAGGAGCTTCGGTCGCCATGCTCCAGTCCCTCGGCGATATCCACGCCGATCGCATAGTCCTCCTCTGGGTCGGGGAGCTCCCACACCAGCAGCAGGTTGGCCAGGCTGCGCTGACCCCGTTCATCCAAGGTCTCGGGACCATTTACTCGCTCACGCTTGCCGGTGACGGGATCCATGTCGTAGACCAGTTCAGGAGGCCGGCAGTCGCCCTCGGCGCGCATAGTCATGGTTGGGGCGAACACTCGGCGGCCGGAGGTGAGAAAGGCCTCCAGCGGCGTGCTGGGGAACTCCTGCTTCATTTCATCGCCCAAGGTTGCCTCTTTGAGCACATACCACTGACGCTGCTCGTCGGTGATGGTGCAGTTCATGGCCAGCTCCACCGCGTCGAAGTATTCGGCCTGGTCTTTGCTCATGGTCACACCACTGGTGGGGACATCTGAACGGTACTTGGGATCTTGCCACCAGGCGAAGAAGTGGAACTTCCAGTCTTGCTGGGTCAGCTCACCACCACTCTTGGCCAGCTCGAGGGACTTCATGCTCATTGCATGGAAGTCTCCCCCAACCCCTTCCGCTGTGCTCTCAATGAATGCCACGGCGCCTGGGTGGATTGCCTGCAGGGTACCGGTGCGCACCTCTTTGGCCTTCTCGGGGTACTTGGCGCAAATCTTCCCGTGCTCGGAGACATGCAGGCGCTGGACTGTATGGAGATGGTATTCACCTGACAGTTGCCCACAAAAGGGAGTGGTCATACGGCTTCAAACCGGATAACAAAACGGTACCCCTACCGTGTTATCTGGAGTCACCGTATGACCACCAACGAGAAAGTAGCACGTCGCAAACTCAGCCTGCTAGAACTCGCCAAAGAGCTCAATAACGTCAGCAAAGCCTGCAAGCTCATCGGCTATAGTCGTCAGCAGTTCTACGAAATCCGTCGTAATTACCAGACCTATGGCGCCGAGGGCTTGCTCGACAAATTGCCGGGCTGTAAAGGGGCTCATCCCAATCGGGTTGCGCCCGAGATTGAACAGGCCATCCTCGATTACTCCCTCACCAGACCAACTCAAGGCCCGCTGCGGGTCGCGCAAGAACTGGCTCTGCAAGGCATCAATGTCAGTGCGGGCGGTGTGCGTGGCGTGTAGCAACGGCATGACTTGCTCTCCAAACACGACCGCTTGTTGCGCCTCGAGAAAACCCACCGGGAGCAGACTATTGAGCTCAATGACGAGCAAATTCGCCTGCTCGAGCGCTTCAGCCCCGAGTTTCGCGAACGCCAGATTGAGGTTCACTACACCGGGGAACTGGTGGCGGTCGACACCTTCTTCGTCGGCGCGCTCAAGGGGGTTGGTAAGGTGTATCTGCAAACCGTGCTGGACTGCTACAGTCGCCACGCCTGGGGGCGGCTCTACACCAGCAAGCTACCGGTGACCTCGGTCCATGTGCTCAATGAAACGGTACTGCCGTTTTTCGAAGCCCACGAGGCACGGGTCTATACCATCTTGTCGGACAACGGGCGCGAGTTCTGTGGACGACCTGACCAGCATCCCTACGAGCTGTTCCTGCAACTGGAGGGGATTGAGCACCGGACAACCAAGGTGCGCAGGCCGCAGAGCAACGGCTTTATCGAGCGGCTGCATCGCACACTGCTGGATGAACACTTCCGTATCAAGGGGAGAACGACCTGGTATGAGTCGGTAGAGCAGATGCAGACAGACCTGGATAGCTATCTGGAACACTACAACACCCAGCGGCCACATCAGGGCAGGATGATGGAGGGTCAGACCCCCTACAGCATGTTCAAGAAGGGTCTGAAATTGATACCGAAGGAAGTGCGCACTAAAGTAGCGTAA